GACCAATACCAGGCGCTGAGCGATTTCCTGTGTCTGGGGATCGACGTACAGGCGGCCTACGATGAGATCGTGGCGGCCGAGACGGAGACCTCCCCCAAGAAGGGCCGGAAGAAGAAGATCGTCGGCGTCTGCCGCGTGTGCGGGTGCACCGACGACGATTGCAGCGGGTGTATCGAGCGGACCGGGGAGGCGTGTCACTGGGTCGAGCCGGATTTGTGCAGTGCGTGTGTAGGAGTCGAGACATGATCTATGGCAGTGATGGCAATCCAATCGTCGGCAACGCGGAGCTGGCGTGTCGGTGCACGCAGGCGGCACAGAATCTCTGGCGTGTGCATCGAGAGGGGATCGAGCGGACCACAAAGGCGGCGCGTCGCAGTCCCCGGAACTTCCGGAAGGGGTTTGCGATGGGGGTCTCATGCCTGATCGCCGAGTTCCACAAAGCCGGGGTGGATGTCAACGCCGTGCTGAAGGAATTAGGGTTGTGACGGATCTCGATCTGGCGGCGGCGGGCGTGAGCGATCTCGAGTTTCGTGATTTTATAGGTGAGATAGGGTAGCTGTGTCCATGACGACATCGTACACGGCCGAGACGCCCTGGCTGTGCTGGGACGGCTGGCCGAAGGTGCAGCAGTACAAGAAAGCCAACCCGACGTGGGTGGCCGTCTGTACGTCGCTGCGCACGAATCCGAAGTACCGCTCCATCTGGGCGCCCTATGGGCACGCAGGGCTGGGGTTGGTGACGGACCTAATCCTGCTCCTCGCCGAGCGGAGCGTCAGTGGGATCGTGTTCGGCGCTCCGGAGTATCTGCAGGGCGAGTTGCAACTGACCGCTCCCCCGGATCTGGCGTGGCTGCTGGAGGCCGGATGGATCCGCTACATCAGCCTCGCGGAGAAGACGCAGATCGAAGAGGCGATGGCTGAGCCGAAGAAGAAGCCAAAAGCGAAGCGTCCCGTCGGCCGTCCTCGAAAAAAAAATAATTCAGAGACAGGGACAGGGACAGGGACAGGATTAATTACAGAGACAGGGACTGACACAAGCGGCGCACCATCGCGCGCGCCTTCAGCGGCAATAGCGGCGCCGCCAGAAACAGAGACAGGACAACGAGAGCCACAGGCCCAGGACAGGGCACAGGAGCGGCCACAGCGTGCCGAAACGCTCGCGCTAGTATCTTCGCTCCCTCAGCCGGTCCCGGCGGGCCTGGGGCCGCCTGGGGGTGTAGTGCCGCCTGAATCCGACGCTCGGGGGGTAGGGAGGGCCAGGGCCCGAAACCCGCCCCCCGCGTCGTCTTCCCGACGGGGGCGCCCGCAATTGATCGGGGATTGCCTGGGTCCGCTGGCGATGGCCGAGCAATGCCCGGACGTCTGGAACTGGGTCGAGAGCGTGTATCGACTCCTGCGGTTCCCCTGGCCGATCAATTCGGCCGAGGGGCGGCGCGAGACTGGGTCATTCGCGGCGATGTACAACCGCGTGATGGCGGCGTCGCTGCCGATGGGCGAGCGGACGAAGATCCTCGTTTCCAGCCTGAAAACGGCGGAGCAGAAGGGCCGCAAGCCCGTGGGATATTTCAAGAAGGGCAAGGGGGCAGTGTTCTGCGAGGTGTTGAACCGCCGACTGAAAACGCATCTTGCCCGCAACGGATGATTCCGGTACAATCCGGAGACTTTCGGAGATTGGATCATGGCCAGAGCCAGCGAATACAAACCGGAATATCTCGACCAGGCGGTGTTTCTGTGCAAGAAGTTCGGTGCGACCGTTGAGGACCTCGCGAAAGCCTTCGGCAAGGCGGTTTCGACCATCAACAAATGGGCGAAGGACCACCAGGAATTCTCGGAGGCCATAAAGGGCGCCAAGCTCGACCATGACAAGGGTCGCGTGGAGGCGTCGCTTTTGATGAAGGCGACGGGGTACTACAAGCCGGTCTGGAAGGTAGTCACCGGCGCCGACAAAGAGCCCATGACGGTTCAGACGTGGGAATACGTCGAGCCCGACCAGAAGGCGATCCAGTTCTGGCTGTGCAACCGGGACCGGCAGAACTGGCAGGTGCCGACGAGCGTTTTGAAGGTAGGAGGCCTGGCGCCGGCGACGGAGGATGAGGAGGACTTTGCCGAGGTGTGCGTCGAGTATGGCAAGCTCGCCGACCGGCTGCTCGGGGAGCGGCACGGCACGCGATTGAAGACAGGAGGGAGGAACTGATGATTCAGACGGAGATCATGATCCAGGGCGTTGCCGTCTCGATCCGGATCTACGACCGCCGGAATGGTGAGAACTGCTTCTCTGTCGAGGGGGAGCCGTGGTGTTGCATGCCGGGATTCCGTTACGTGATGGCGTTCGAGTACGATTTGGGCGGGGGTCGGCGAGGTGGCTACCAATACTACCACGACCGCCTCACTGAGTTCCAGATCTACAAGGCGATCAACACCTATTTGCGCAGAAAAGGCGCGAGGAGATGATTGACATCGACAACATTCACGAGATCCTGTTGCATCCTCGATACCGAGAGTTCGCCGCCGACTGCACGGCCTGCGGGCGACAGGTCGAGCCCGACGCGTTTCCGTGGAACCTGATGGGCAAAGCCGACGAGGAGGTCCTCGGCGAGATGACCGTCTTCAGCGACGGTCGACCCATGCCGGATGAGGCCAAACGTAATATGCTCTCCGTGGTTCGACACCAGGAGCGCCTGGTGTGCGACTGGTGGCGATGGTGGGGCGGCTGGGAGTGGATCGCGAAATCGAAGCGCCCGGCGCCGCAGTATATCGACGATCAAATGGCCCAGGCCGAAGCGGCCCGGGCCAACCGTCAACCTGCACCGGGAATGTTGTTCTGATGGTTCAGGTCGTCTCGACGCCCAAGACCGACAAGGTGATTCGGCGAATCGCCGCATCGAGCTCGGCGCTGTGGGCGGAAACCCATCTGCGGCTGGAGACGGGCCAACCCTGGTCGTTCAAGGACCACATCTACGAGATCGAGCCGATGACGATCGTGGCGCCGAAGATCTCGATCAAGAAGGCGTCGCAGCTTGGGATGACGCTGGTCTTCATCGGCAAGGCCTTGTGGGCGATGGTGACGGGCAAGACTCCCGCGGGCGTGATCGTGCTGTTTCCCACCGACAAGAAGGTCACAGAGTTCAGCGAGACGCGGTGGACTCCCTTCCTTCGGACCAACGCCGCGTACCTGCAACGGTGGGTCAAATCCACCAACAACAAGCACAACAAGCGGATCCGCAACGCTAACCTGATGTTCCGTGGCGCCCGAACCACGCAGCGGATCGGCGGGATCGCCAACGAAAGCGCGGCCTTGCGGAGCGACCCGGCCGACGTGATCGTTCGAGATGAGAGCGACCTACACCCTCCGGCTGCGCACGAGATGGCCCTGGGCCGAATGCTGCACTCGGAGCTGCAATGGGACTGGAGTCTGAGCAACCCCACGATCCCCGGCTATGGGATCGATGCGGAGTTCGAGGCGGGGGATCAGCGGTACTGGATGATTCGATGTGCGGCATGCAATCAGTGGTGGGCGCCGGACTATGAGTTCCCTACGATTCTCCGCCGGCAAAGCGACGGCACGGTGCACCTGGCGTGCCTCAAGTGCGGCAAGCGACTGGACCCGAACGTCGGAGAGTGGCTGGCCTTCCACCCCGAGCGGTCGAAGGATCACGTATCGTACATGATGAGTCAGATGATTCGGCCTCAGAAGGATCTGCGGCACTTGCTCGACGCGTACGAGAACCCGCCCGATGGGGACCTGGCCAACGTGATGCGTTTCAAATTCGGCAGGGCGTATATCGATTCGTCGATGGCGCTGTCGAGCGAAGCGGTGTTGTTGTGCTGCACGACCGAGACGATGTGGACGAAGGGAGTCAGGACGGCGATCGGCGTGGACGTCGGGCCGCATCACCTGCATTGCGTCATTGGCAGGAGACTTAGTGAGGACGCCTACCAGGTGGGCGCCCTGGCGATGGTGCAGGACTGGGAGCAACTGTCAAACCTGTTCCGACAGTTCGGTTGCGAGGTGGCCTCGATCGACAACGAGCCGGAGGTGCACATGGCCCGCGAGTTCCAGAGCAAACAACGTGCCGAGGTGTGGCTCTCCGACTACATCCACACCACGCGAGGCTATCAATACGACCAGGCCCAGCGGGTGATTCGGTGCAGCCGCAACGAAATCCTGGATGAAACGCATTATCGCCTGTCCACGGCGGGTAAGCTCCGACTGCCAGCGGTGAACTCGATGGTGAAGGATTTTGCCGCCCAATGCGCGAATCTCTGCAAGGTAGTGGAAAAAAAACCGGGGACCGGAGACCCCATCGTTATCTACGTGCAGCGAGGTCGCGACCACTGGCGTCATGCGCTCGCGAATTTTTTGCTTGCAGCCCGCAGGCAGCATGGTACAGTCGAGGCGCACGAAACGGGTCCTCGCTCGAACCAAGGATTCACCTTGTTCGAGTAGACTATGGACGATTGCAAGCAATGCTCGCATTGGAACGAACTCGCCGGCCGCTGCCGCCTGCCGTCGGGTGCCCGGCCGTGCGGCCACGCCGATCCGGTCGATTGCGAGCCCCAACCGTTTGACGTCTTTGAGGAGGATTCCTGATGGGTGCATCCGCCTTGCTGTTACCGGGATTGTTTCGCAACGAGCGACCGAAGGAGCCACAGAAGCCCAAAGAGCCTCGCGAGCCGGCCGCCACCGCGCCGCCGCTGCTGATGATGGGGAAATGACATGGACCGAGTCGAAGCGATCAAGCACCTCGTCAGTCAGTATGAGCGCATCAAGAGCGATAAGCAGACGCGGAACGCCTATTGGGAGCGGGTGCTGGATTACACCGCGCCGCACAAGGCGGCGGTGGTCAACGAGTTTACCCTCGCGTCGCGACCCCATCGCGAGAAATACGACATCTCCGGGATGCTCAACTCAGCTCGTTGCGCGGCGGGGATGTACACCCATCTCTGCCCGCCAGGGCGATGGTTGTGGCTGGCGCCGCAGCCGGGGACGGAGGCGGCCGAAGACCGCAGCTATACGGAGTCTCTGGGCCAGCAGACCGAGCGGCTGCACCAGGCGTATACGATGACCAACTTCGAGACGGAGATCCATTCGTTCTTTGAAGACCTGATGGGGGGCACGGCCTGCGTCGCGGTGAAGAAGAAGGACACCCAGCCGTTCACGCTTTCGACGCGGCCGATCTCGGAATACGCGTTTGCCTGCGACGACGAAGGGCTGCCCAATACGGTGTTCCTGGAGCGGCGGTTGACCGCGTACGAGGCGGGCAAACAGTTCGGACTGGACAAACTGCCCCGGGGGGTCAAGGATTCGCTCACCAAGCTACACGACGACGCCTACACGGATCGGTCGGGCTATCTCAACGTCATTCGGCCAAACGAAGAGTGGGACCCGGCGTCGATTCGCGGCCGTCGCGAGTTCGAATCGATCTGGATCGAGCTACAGACCCGCAAGGAGATCCGCCGCCAGTCGTTGCGGCGTCAGCGGTACATCGTGTCGCGATTCTGGAAACCGACCGGCCTGACGTGGGGGATGGGTCCAAGCGACATGGCGTATCCCACCATTCGCTGCTTGGACAAGCTCAGTGAGATCGCGCTGAAGTACGCGGCCAAAGCCATGGATCCGCCGTCGATCTGGCCCGACGATGGGGCGTTTCATCCGATCAGCACGGCCCCCGGCGCCAGGATCGTCGGCCGCATGGGCGCCACCGATCGAGGCACGCCGCAGTACATGCAGCTCCAGGGCGACCATCGAATCGCAGAGTACCTGTTCACCTATTATTCCAATCTACTGGCGCAGGCGTACTTCGCGCAGATATTTCAAACCCTCAGCGAGAACCGCCAGAAAACCGCCTACGAGGTCGCCACGGCGCTGCAGAAGGACTACGATCTGGCCATCCCCGTTTTTGCCCGGCAGAAGCGAGAATTGTTCGATCCACTGGTGCGCGTGTGCCTCGAACTGATGACCGAGTTCCAGCTCGGGATCTACGGCTGGCAGTACGGCGGGCGGCCCTTACCGGAATACGAGTACAACCTGGAACTGATCAGTCCTTTGGCGATGGCGATCAAGTATCAGGAGCTACAAAAACTGCCCGATCTCGTGGCCCTGCTGAGTCCGTTCGTCGAGATGGCCCCGGAGGTATGGGATCGCTACAACCTCGAGGAGATCTCGGCGGCGATCGGCGACAACATGGGTGTACCGTCGCGATGGAAGCGCAGCGAGTACGAAGTGCGGCAGATCCGGCGGGCCCGCGCCGAGGCGGCCGCCGAGCAGCAGGCAATGATGCAAGCCCAGCAATCGGCCCAGATCGCCAAAGACCTCAATCAGCCGGCCGAACCCAACAGCTTATTGCAGCAGGTGGCATGAACAGGGAAGAGCTGATTCGGAACATTCAACTGGCCTTCGCCGGCGAACCGGGCGAGGCGTTGCGACAGTATCTTTGCCGCGAGAGCGGTTATCCCGGTCCCCTCGGACTGCACGAAACGAGTTCCGAGATCACCGCATGGAATATGAGCCGATGGCACCTGGTGCACGACCTGCTGCGGCTGGTCGATGCCGAGGCGCCCGAGCCGACCGGGGGGCAGGTCCCCCACGACGATTTTTTGTATCCGGAGACCGATCATGAATGAACCCACCATCCCCAACGCGCCCGCCGAACCCATCGTAGAGGAAACCACCGAGGCGGAAGAGGAAGAGAAGGCCCCGAAGCAAAAGGGCGGCCGACCCTCCAACAGGGAGCTCGCCGCCGAAAACAAGCTGCTCGCGGCCGAGAACGAAAAGTTGCGTCGCGCGTTGGAACCCTTCGCGGCGATCCCGGATGCCCTCGATAAGACGCCCGACGACGTGCTGTACCAGCTTTGCAGGGGCGACGCGACGTGTTCCATCCTCGCGCGGGATATCCGCACCGCCCGGAAACTTGTCTGACGAAAGGACGTTATGCTTCGCCCACAAATATCACCGTGGCACCCGCCGGCGTTCACTCTGCGTTTTCTCGAGGGCGATCCGCCCCCGGAACCGCCGGAACCGCCGGAACCGCCGGAAGCTCCCGCGGCGAACCTCGTCAACCCCGACGGGACCTATGCGGCCGACTGGCTCGACCGTCTCGAAGTGGATGACGAGGTCAAGGCCGATCACCAGCTCCGCACGCACAAGAGCCTTGCCGACACGACGCGCAACCTCCATGAGCTGATGAAACTGCGGGGCCACCACGTGGTCCCCATCCCGCCCGATGGCTCCCAGGACCCGAAGCTGTGGGACGAGGTGTATTCCCGCCTCGGCCGGCCGGAGACCCCCGAGGGCTACACGACCCCATCGCTCGACGACGTCCCGGAAACCCAGCGGATGCCCGCCGAGATGCTCAAGGCCGTCCAGGCCGTGATGCACGCCGCCGGCGTGAGCGACCGCCAGTGGCAGCAGATCTCCGGCGGCTGGAACAAGCTGATGGCCGAGGCGATCCAGTCGCGCGAGGCGCAGGCCGCCGAGGCCCTGAATCCATTGCGCGCCGAATGGGGCGGGTCGTTCGATGGGAACCTGGCTCTGGTGGAGAAGTTTTTGCGATCCAACGTTCCGCCGGAGCGGTTCGACGCGGCGATGGCGGCGGCGCAGGGTCAGCCCGACCTCCTGAAGCTGCTGCACGGCACCGCCCAGTCGCACGTCGAGGGTGAGCCGGATCTGACCAATACGCCCGCCTCCGTGCTGACCGCGGTCGAAAGCGAGCTTCGCAAATTGACCAGCGGCGACCAGGCGAGCCCCTACTTCAACAACTACCACCCCGAGCACCAGGCGACGATTCAGCGGGTGGCCGAGCTGAGGCAGATCCTGGCCGGGGCCAAGCCCAAAACCAAGGAACCGGGTTTTTCCCTGGCGTGATTTTTTTTGCTTGACGGCTCCGGAGAGTTCCGATACTCTCCGGAGCGTTCTTTACCACTTCGATTTCCGGGGGACCTGGCCGGCCCGTAGCGACCGGCAGTAAGGTCCGGTGCCCGCCCAAAGAGGGCCGCACACGGCAGCGAGATTGCCCAGCGGATGGGTCCGGCTTCGAGCCGGGGGACCCAGCGACTTTCAGCAACATCGATTGAAAGGGCTGGGTATGACCCCCGAACAACACTTCCAAGACGCCTTTCGAGCCGACTTCGATCTCATCTGGCAGCAGCAGAAGTCGCGGCTCTACTCCGCCGTCCGCGTCGAGCGCCAGGACGTCGAGAACGAATTCTACAACTATATCGGCGCCCTCGACGACGACGACGACGTCCAAACCACCCGACACGGCGATACCACCTGGTCGGAGATCGCCCACCTCAGGCGGCGAGTGACCCTGTTCGGCAAGGACAAGGCGCTCGCGCTCGACAAACACGACAAGAAGATGATGGGCCCCTACGACCCGTCCAACGGCTACGTACAAGCCCTCACGGGCTACTACGGCCGCTACATCGACCGGCTGATCCTCCGCGCCATGGGCGGACCGGCCTACACCGGCCGCGACGGCTCGACCGTCGTCCTGAACTACGAGGTCGGCGAGTCGCGCCTGATGGGCTCGGCCGGCACGTGGATCACCGCCGGCAGCGACTTCAGCGGCCAGACGGAAACCGGCCTGACGATGGCCAAGCTGGTCGACCTCGGCGGGATGATGGACGATATGAACGTCCCCGACGACGGGCAGCGGTACATCGCGGTCAACAGTAAGCAGATCGACGCCATGCTGCTGGACAGTACGTTCGGCGCCGAGGAGATCAAGGCGATTCGCGACATCCGCACGCGCAACGTCGGCATGCTGCTCGGTTTCCAGTTCAAGGTGCTGCCGAGCGACCAATTCCAGGATGACTCGGTCGGCGACAACTCCATCGAGACCTACGCGTGGCATCGCGACGCCGTCGTGCTCGCCACGGGCACGGGCTCCTGGTCGCCGGAGATCAAGATCAGCGAGCGAAACGACAAAAAGCACACGAAGCAGATCTTCTGCCAGCTCTTCAGCGGTGCGACCCGCCTGCACGGAAAGGGCGTCATCGAGCTGCTGCTGAAGAAGGCCTGATCCTAATCCTAAGTGCGCCGAACGAAACACATGCCCTTTTGAAGGAGATTTTGACATGGCAGCAAGCACGCAATACGGCGCCAACTACGCGACGGCCAAGGCCGCCACGCCGGCGACGCTGCTTCGCACCGCCCAGCACGGCGGCAAACTTCGGCTGCAGGTGGACGTCGCGACGCTCAGCGCCAACAGCGATATCGGCAGCCTGGTGTACGTGGCGACGCTCCCCAAGGGCGCCGTCCCCATCGCCACGATCGTTCAAAGCCCGAACGTCAGTAACGCCGTGACCGGCACGATCGGGTGGTCGGGCGACGCCGATGCGCTCGGTACGTTCACGACGCTGGCCACCCACCTGGCCCAATTGCTGGTGCCGACCGTGCCGAATGAGGCTCTGTCGGAGGCGAAGGAGGTGTACATCACCGTCGCCGGCGCCAACGCCGAGGCCGAAGACGAGATCATCGCAACGATCCTCTACGCCACGGCCGACTGAGTTCAATCACAGGGGGCCTTCGGGCCCCCTCTTACAGGAGATCGATATGAAACGCGCCCTGATGCTGATCGCGCTTCTGGCCGGCACGGCTTGGGGCGCTGCGGAAGACTTCACGACGTGGACGCTGGCGGACGATCCGTACGGCCGACTGACGATTGAGCCCAACGAGGTGGTCGCCGATGCCGTCACCCGCAACACGCGGACCTATCACCTCAAGGACTGGGGCGCCGACTACTGGGAGGACTTCACCGTCACCTTCCAATGGACGGGGGACGAATGCTCCTCGACCTACTCCTGGCTCATGCCGTTCGCGATGCTCAACTACGTCGGCGACTGGCAGGCCAACCTGGGCTATCGGCCCATCGGCGTCCGGTGGAATCGCAATTCCGCCGGCAACCATCGACTGTTTCTGGTCAGCCAGGGGGGTACGTACACCGACACGTCGGCCGACGCCGCCACGCTGACCGTTGATACACTGTACCACATCACGATTGCCCGAGACCACGACGGCGGCACCTACAGCTCCGGCCAGATCGTGATGACCATCTACGACGACGACGGCGACGGCAATCCGGATAGCCTGATCGACACGCAAACCCTGAACATCCCATCGGGCGACGGGCGGGCGTACCGGTATTCCGGCGTGCAGCTCTCCCGCGCCAACAACGTCGGCTCCGATTCGACCGGCGGCACCGTGGCGTTCCTCGAGTTCACCGAAGGCGGGGAAGAACCGCCGACACCGGAGCCCCCGGCCAAGGTGACGACCCCATCGCCCGCCCATGAAGCGACCGATGTCTACCCCGGAACCGCCCTGACCTGGGCGGCCGCCAGCGGGGCGACCAGCTACGACGTCTACTTTGCGCTCGCCACGGAAGAGGATATCAACGACTTCTTCATCGGCAACCAGGGCACGCGGAGCTACACGCCGACGCTGGCGTACGATACGGAGTACCAGTGGCGGATCGACTCGGTCAACACAGAGGGCACCACGACCGGCGACATCTGGACGTTCACGACGCTGGCTGAGCCGACAGCGCCGCCGGAGGGATACTTCGAGGACCTCACGACCTACAGTCTCAACGACGCCAAAGGCCTCATCACGGTCACCGACGCCAATCATGCCGTGGCCAATGGAGTCTCCGGTGACTACACGACGTGGTTGAGCAAGGACTATGGGGCGGGCTACTTTGGTGGCAACCTGACGGCGCATTGGCGATCTACGTGGACGAACCCCTCCCACCGCGCGCCGATGACGATGTTCCTCTTGGGCAACCAGGAGACCGGCTGGCGGCAGTACCAGGTTACCGCAACGCACGGCGAATGGGTGATGTGGGAGCCGGACGCGACGAATCCTCGTGTGATTCTACAGGCCAAGGGCCCGTCCGGCACCAGCAGCGACAGCGTCTCGCTCCAAGCGCAGGAGGAATACTGGTTCACCTTCGAGCGGGACTGGGACTGGGGGACCACCGGGCGGATTCGCGTGTTCATCTGCACCGGTGCCCATTACGGCGATCCAGGGGCCACGTTGATTCACATCCTGGAAGTGGCGCTGCAGCAGAAGCTCGCCATGCGCTACGTGATGACCTTGCAGAACAAGTCCACGGCGGGGGCCGCGAACCTGGCGTCCTGCACGTTGGAGTACCTCGATCTCGGCATCCCCCAGGACACGGGAGAGGGCGGCACGGGGGGCGAGCCGGGCGATCCGGGCGCGAACGGGCCGTATTACGTCAGCCCCATCGGCAGCAACACCTTCCCCGGCACCAGCGAGGCCAACGCCTGGCGGACGCTCTCGTTTGCGCTCGCCAACGCGACGCTCTCGCTCGATCAGGATGAGAACATCATCTACCTGATGCCCGGCGATCACGGCAACCTGAGCGTCACGTCCAAGACCTGGTCGTCCGATTCATGGGACACGCGATGGCGGATCATCGCCCAGGAGGGGGCGCAGATTCAGACGGTCACGATTGAAGGCGTCCAATCCGCCTATCTGGAATGGCGCGACCTCGTCGTCGAGCGAA